GACTGGTAACAATGAGATGTCGGATGAATTCCTATGGGCTATCGACGCACTACGTCACGAGTGTGGTTTCCCCTTCATCATTACAAGTGGTTACCGCGATCCAACCCATAGCATTGAGGCCCGGAAGGCCAAGCCTGGAACCCATGCCCAGGGTATCGCAGCAGACATCAGAATCACAGATGGCAACCAAGCCTACAAGATCATCGAGACAGCGCAGTCAATGGGATTTAATGGTATAGGTGTAGCCAAGACGTTTATACATGTAGACCTGAGACAGACTGCCCCGGTAGTGTGGTGCTATTAACTTAGCAAACTCTTAGCAGTTTTCTTTGAGTCTCTAAATGCCTTAGCAGTAGGAGCGCCTTTCGCACCAGGCTTTCGCATCTTTTCTTTAGAGCCAGAAGCAATGCGCTTGCGCTTGGCATGTATGTTTGCATATAAACCTTTCATCACTTCACTCACTTGTTATCTAATGTTTCATATAATGTACAATGTACGCATTTTCACCACTTAACTTTATTGGCCCACCAAGCCGCAGACGATTTGCCCTTGTCTATGTTCTTTCTGTGTCTAGCCTTGAATGCCTCGTTACGCTTTGAGTTATCAGGTGAACCAGTCTTACCCTGCTGACCAAACCTAATAGTCTTTGGCTTACCGTCCACCTTAGTAACCACTACATGTGATTTACTTTTGTGGCCTGGGGTACGCTTGGGTTTATCGTATCCCGATACACCGATGCGCTTTAATATGCTATCTCTTTTCATGTACCGATTATACCAAAAAAAGACCCCGCTAAACAGCAGGGCCAAGAGGGGGAAACAGAATAGAAAACGATAAAGTTACATTGCCGGGGAATTCCGACAACTGTTTTAGTCTACATCATAATCAGTAATAACTAAAGAAAAAAAAGCCCTGAAACTAATCAAGGCTTTTTAATTTGGTAAGGGGTTGCCCCCCCAAACCAAGATATGAAAACGGAGCAGGTCATCACTTTTTCAGTCTACATTAAATGTTGGATTAAGCAAACTAATTTCTTCTGCATCTGGCGGGATAGAGTCTCCATCAATCCTATCCTGAATCTCAAGCCACATATTGTGCAGTTCATTTCGGGCATAGCCACTGGCATTGCCGTATACTGCTGACTCCAGAATGTTAAGCATCTGCTCTCGCAGGTCTGTATAGTTGTGCTTCTCTATGGTGTCTAGCATATGATCTAAAACATTTTCTTGGCTCATAACATTCTCCTAATTGTATGATACAGGCTCATAGGTTTCATTCTCTTTCATCTTCTTGAATTCTTCACGGTAGTGTTTAGCAATCTCTGCCCGTAGCTTCTTGTTAGTGGGCATCAGTACATTCCACTTCTCGCGCAGCATCTCTAAGTGGCCTACCCCATGGGTGTCTAGTACCCAGGCTGTAAACTCAAAGGGGTTAGCAGTGAACTTCATGTGACAGTAGTGGCACAGGCATACAGCATTATCTAACGACCACCTGACTGACTTGGCGGCCCGGCCATAAATGTGAGCGCACTCCATCCTGGCATCAGACTTCTTGCAGTGCTGGCATACGAACCCAGCCTTCTGTCTTACTACGTCACTAAACCACTTATCTGCCGCATCGCGCTTAATTGCCATCTTTAAAATCCTTGCTGGGAAACATTACATGTATTTTATAGTTCTCACCCAGAAACCTAATCACAGTCTCGGCTACCGGGGATACCTCATAGGTGTCTAACTCGGAACTACTCTCAGATTTGTTAGGGTACATCGCCCTCTGAACAGGCATCCAGATATTATCCATGACACTCCTGTCTGTCCATGGAGTCTCTATTGTTTTAGATAACACAGGACTGGTGGTCTGCATCTCATACCCAGCATCATTACATCTCTCAGCTATTTGCTGGCAGAATTTCCACATGGAACTATTCTGTTTAATAGTCCTGGGCTTGCCTAGCTTATAGTTGAACGTGACATACTTCTTGTCTTGAAACAGTTGTTTAACAAACATCAGGTAGTTATCTAGGCTCTCCTGACTGTTAACCTTGTAGCCTTCAGGCATTATCTTTACCCCAGTGACAGGTGAATTCAGTAATGCTAGAGCGCAGCATAGCCTGAGAGAACACTGACTTCCAGACTGTCTGCTCGTATAACAAAGAGTCAGCAAGGGGTAGGCTATTGCCGTGCTGAGAGGATCGCTTATTATCCTTTCTTTGTTTAGCTAACTGCTGCTTGCGCTTGATCCTTAACTCTTGGCTTTGGAACATAGACGCAGGTAACAACTCTTCCGACGTGCAATATGGTCTGCTGTGCAGCCTACCCTTGATTGTGTCATAGCCAACCGGGCCATTCGCAGAGTGGTTAGCAGTCCAGTCAGTGTACTGCCGATAGGTGTATGACTTGCCGTCTTCAAAGTATTCATGCTGTCCGACAAATGGTTTCAATACCTGTGCATTCTTTTTTCTTTTCATCTTATTCCGCCCACGATCTATCAGTAACCTTGTCCATCAGGGGTGTAGCCTTGATAGAGTCGGTATTAGTTTTAGTTTTAGTTTTAGCAGTCCCGATAACTTCATCTTCCCATCGAGCCTGGTTAAGGTAAGTGCTGGCATGCAAGATAAAGGATTGATTGTTAACATCCCATTCACCAGAATCCAGACGTTGAGTTACATTCTCTTCAATCATAGCCATCACATCTGGAGTTGGCTTGATCTGATTCCACTTATCACTAGCTGTCTTCTTCCCTGCTTTCCTTGGGTACAACTTCCAGAATGAAGCAAAATCGACAATACTATTAACTGTAATATTAGGTGTAATATTAGATGTATTATTAACCATTAAGATTTCTTGTATAGGGTCATTAAGATTACTTGCATAGGTACCCAAGTTTTCTTGTATACCCTCCCCAAGAATTCTTATATACCTATTTAAGATATGTTTAGTACCCTCCTTGTACTGCATTTGAAGTGATATGTACCCACAATCCTTTAAGTTACCTATCCATGTTGAGATAGATGTCTTGGTCACACCATATAGATTGGCAAAGTAGGCATTACCTGCCCAGCAATACCCCTCTTTGTTGGACAGCGCAGTGATCTCGCCATACAACAGCTTGGCATTAGGCGTTAACCTATCATCGTATCTGACAGTAGCAGGGATGATGGCGTAGTAGCCTGGATTATCCATGTTCACCTGCCGCGATAAACTCAGATACTCTTACACCAAAGATGTCAGCCATTGATTTCAAGGTGCTACACCGTGGCTCTCGATGACCATTGCGTATCAGGCTAATGGTTGCCGGGTTCAAATGGGCTTCTCTGCTCAAGTCCATCTGGCTCATACCATGCTCGCGCATGAAGTGATCTAATGATTTATTAATATCCACTGCTCTCTCCTAGTTATTGAGTTTTGATAATATACCTACGTTAAATAATTTGCAACAGATGTTTGACAATAGATAATCATTATGTAAAATAGACGGCACACACACAAATGAGGAAGTAACATGGAATATTCAAACCGTACCAAAGAGATCGCCAAAGAGATGCTTGGCGATAAACTTAAAGACCCGATGTTAGTATGGGAAGCTGTCAGCCTTGATGGCGTTAAGTTCCCGCACCAGGGTTGTGGCCTATCTGATTTCCAGCGCAAACAAAACCATGCTCATGAGATGAATATCATTGATGACATCCGCACAGCAGTGCTGGCTAAGGATGATGCTGCTCTGGGTAAACTGATGCGTGAGCAGATCGAGTACCACCTGATCGAGTGTAGCCTGTTCGATGCTGATATGGCTGCTGACCGGGAGTATCACTATGAACATTAATGATATGACTGATTACTGCAAGGGCGAGTATGATTGCGTCCACGGCCATGAGGCGCTGCCTGGTCAATCCCCTGCTTACTATGAGGGGTATGGCGACCGCTATGCTCAAGAGCAATGTGACACAGCTAAGTCGGAGGTAGCATGAATAACAATGATCTTTTGAAAACCGTTCACGAGATGGACGTAGTCTTGCAGAAAAAACCAACCGGGCTGCGGGACTTACTTAACAGGCAGTGGCTGCTGGATGAGATACTGAGAATCAATACACTACTGAGAAAACAAGGGGTAATCAAATGAGTAATGTTTGGAAAACGCTATCAGCTATAGACTGTAGCAAGCATGTTGAAAAGAAAGGCAACTTATCCTACCTATCCTGGGCATGGGCGTGGCAGACACTGAATGAACACTACCCAGATAGCAGCTATGCTTTCTGCCCACCCACCTTTCTAGAGAATGAGACTTGCGAGGTCAATGTATCTGTCACTGTTGAGGGCAAGACGCACAGCATGTGGCTCCCGGTAATGGATAACCGCAACAAGTCTATTGTTAACCCCACCACTAGGGATATCTCTGATGCCCGTATCAGGTGTCTCGTAAAAGCAATCGCCATGCACGGTTTGGGGTTGTACATCTATCAGGGCGAGGCGCTACCCAGTGCTGTACAGGATGCTCCGATAGACTCTGCCCAGGCTGCACAGTTGAAGTCACTGCTGGAGATTACCGAGTCTGACGTTAAGAAGTTCTGTCAGGTGTTCAAGTGTAATAATGTTGAAGACTTACCCGCTATGCGCTTCGATCAGGCATTGGGAATGTTGCAAAAGAAAAGGAACAATTCGTGAATCTTATATGCCCATTGTGCGATGATGCTCTGGGATTTCGCCAATTTCACAGCGAGAACCCGGATTATAAATACAGATTGGAGGGTGGCTGCGTTAATTGCTACACCTCTGTGTCTGCTTATATACCCACCAAAAAGTACACGAAATATGCTGACGCATTATTAGAGAAACAGGTAAAAGCCAATGAAACAATTAGACTGTGAGCAGGGCAGTGAGGAATGGCTGGCGGCTAGGGTAGGACGACCTAGTGCTAGTCAGTTCCACAATTTAGTCACCAGTAAGGGCAAGGCAAGTACATCTGCTGACCGCTACATCAACCTGATGATCTCTGAGAGACTTACTGGTAGGTCTGAACCCATCTTTGTGACTGATGCTATGCAGCGCGGCACTGATCTAGAGCCAGAGGCCCGTGCCTACTATGAGTTAGAGACAGGCAATGAGGTTGAAGAGGTTGGGTTTATCCTTGATAACTCTGGTGAGTTTGGTTGCAGCCCTGATGGTTTGGTGGGTGATGATGGTGGTATTGAAATAAAATGCCCGGCAGCACATAACCATGTAGCATGGGCGCGGAAAGGAGTATGCCCTACCAAACATTATGCCCAGGTGCAGGGTTGCATGTATATTACCGGGCGTAAATGGTGGGACTTTATGAGTTACCACCCTGATATGAAGCCTATGATCGTTCGTGTTGAACGTGACGAGGAATTTATTACTAACCTGGCCGAGCAGATACTGTTGGCCGTCACTGAAATTATATCTGAAGTAAGGAACTTAAAATGAAAATAGGTGTATCTGTATCACTCGACGTTACTAAAATCGACAAGTCTCGCATGACGCAAGTTACTAAGAAAGATGGCAGCACTGCTACCTATCTGAACATGACTACGTTTATCGACACTGACCAGCAGGATCAGTATGAGAACAACGGCTTCATCGCACAGTCTCAGAGTAAGGAAGAGCGCGAGGCTGGTGAAGAACGTCCACCCATTCTGGGCAATGTAAAAGTATTCTACACTGATGGTGCTGCTCCGGCTGCTTCTAAGTACGCTGACCCGGTTGTAAACTCTCCAATCACTGAAGACATTCCATTCTAGGGGGTCGTATGAAAGACAAGATAAAAGAAGCGCACCGATACGCTAACTGGCAACTGTTTAAACAAAGTATCGACAAGCCATTTATTGTTATGCACTTCAACGCCAACAGCTACCCTATTGTGATTCGCAGGTGGCATGCAGTTATCTTATTGGTGCTAGTGTTGTTTGCCAGCAGTAATGCTAACGCTGCATGTTCCTACCGGGCAGATGCTTGGGGTAACACTAAGTACCACTGCGATAGTGGAACAAATGGAACACTGCGGACTGATGCCTGGGGCAATACTAGGGATACAGGCACTGGCCTGACCTACAGGAAAGATGCTTGGGGTAACACTCGCAGCAGTGATGGCACTACTTACCGTACTGATGCTTGGGGCAACCTGCGTGGCAGCGATGGCACCACTGCTAGAAAGGATGCCTGGGGTAATACTGTAATCACTAACGGAACCCAGAGTACCACTTGCAGAACCAATGCTTGGGGTACTACTACTTGCAATTGAGCCAAGCCGTTTTCTCTCCGGCTGTGTAGCAGGGTTAGCCCACCTGTGGCGACAACGGGCCTATGATATTATGGTATATAATGAATAGACAAAAAGCATTTGGAATAATATCTCACCTCGCTATAATCCTGCCTCAACTGGTATTGGTGGTGATTACGGTGATTATTTATATGATTATTTTTGTGATCTGCGGCTTAGCTGCGGTTGCAAAGCAGGACATCTAGCGGCTTTCGGGCCGCTTTTTTTATGGAGAATAAAATGAACCTAATTAGAAGCATCGTTAAGCTTTTTAAGCCTAAGCCACCTACTAAAAAGCATCTTATTATTCCTGATACTCAGGTAAAGCCTGGGCAGCCTAACGATCATTTGCACTGGGCGGGGCAGTATGCAGCCGATAAAAAGCCTGATGTTATCGTAATGATAGGGGACTGGTGGGACATGGAATCGCTTTCGTCCTTCGATGTGGGGACTCGCGGCTACGAAGGCAGAAGGTATCTTGCAGACATCAAGGCGGGGATTGATGCGATGGAGGTATTCTTGGAGCCTATCCGCAAAGAGCAGGAAAGGCTAATCAGGAACCGGGACAAACGGTGGAACCCTCGTATGGTGTTCACTCTAGGGAACCATGAGAACCGCATAGCCAGAGCAGCAAATGCAGACCCCAAGCTAGATGGGCTGATTGGATTCCATGACTTAAAGCTAGAGGAGATGGGATGGGAGGTATATGGCTTCTTGGAATGTTGCGTCATAGATAACGTCGCGTACCAGCACTACTTTACCAGCGGCATAATGGGGAGGCCGGTAGCTAACCCCACCCTGATGCTGAATAAAATGCACATGTCTACGGTGCAAGGCCATGTTCAGGATAGGGCTATTAGCTTTGCAAGGCGCGCGGATGGTCAGCGTATGACGGGTATCTTTGCTGGCATCTTTTACCAGCACGATGAAGACTACCTTACCCCGCATAATAACTTGTCATGGCGGGGAATCTGGATGTTGCATGAAGTGCATGATGGCGCATTCGATGAAATGCCAGTCAGCCTGGATTACTTACGCAAAAAATATGATGGTGATCTATGAGTACCTGGCAGGAATTAAAAGAGAAACACCCGGCTATTG